CCGTTGGACTGGACCTTGCCGAAAATATCCAGCGGGGTTTATCAGTTGGTGAAGGGGTATGGTTTTGGCGGTACTCCGCTAGGGATCGGGCTTCCTTACCGCAACATCTACAAACCAGTGAGTGGAAGCGTGGTGGTGTCTAAAGATGCAGTGACGCTGAGTTCTGGCGTTACCGTGGATTACACCACGGGGAGGGTCACCATCTCGCCAGCCCCAACAACAGAGGTAATCAGAGGTGGGTGCTACTTTGATATCCCTTGTCGTTTCAACTCCCAGATCGAGGTGTCGGCTATAAGTGCCGACCTTCGAGACTGCGGGGGTATTGATTTGATTGAACTGCTTAACCCATGAAAAGTGTTGTCGCTGATTATCGTTATCGAGTGATGTGCATGAAGATCGTTCCCGTTACTGGGAGCACGATCTATCTCACCGACCACGTCAAAGACTTGGTCATGGGCGGTCACACGTACTTGTCAACTTCCGGTTACGAGTTCACTGGGTACTCATCAACAACCGAGTTCAGTCCCGGTTCCATTGACTTTGAAGGAATATCTGGCGCAGCAGGAATCAGTAGGGCAACCGTGGCTAGTGGTCTGTTTGACGGTGCCAGATGCTACGTGTTTGCCACAAGCTGGGTCACCCCTGTTGAAGATGAGGAAGCTATTACTGCCGGCATCTTTGGCAAAGCTACGCTGGTGGATGACAGATACCAGATCGAGGGCATGTCCCTTGTCGATACACTGAATCAAACCGTTGGTGAAACCTACAGTGTGCAGTGCCCAAAGAAGTTCTTGGGCCAGGAGTATGGGGGCTGTATGGTCAATGTTGCGGCAAATACCGTGACCGGAACATTGACCTCGGTAACAAACGCATCGACTTTCTATTCAGCAGCAAGAAGCGAAGCAGCCGATACGTTTGGCGGTGGCACGATTAAGTTCACTTCGGGTGTCAATGCAGGTCTTCCCGCCATTGATATCAGGAGTTTCTCAGGCGGCAATATTGTTACCTTTGAGCCTTTTTACTACACCCCGTCTGCTGGTGACGCCTACTCGATGACTAGAGGTTGTAGAAAGAGGTTGTCAGATTGTCAGGCGCGCTGGAATGGTTCTTCAACCTACTCCAACGTCCTCAATTTCGGCGGATTCCCGTGGATACCCGCTGGATCAACCTACTCCCAGTTCGGTCAGGGTGGATGATGATTGCTGATAACGTCATTGAAGCGGCCAGGGAGTGTCTAGGCACCCCGTTCAGACACCAAGGTCGGATTGTTGGTGAGGCGCTGGATTGTGCTGGAGTAGCGGTCCACGTTGCCGAACGCCTCGGATACAGTGTGCTTGACGTAACAGGATACGGCAGAACACCAGTCAACGGACAACTTGAAGATACGCTATCTGCCCAGCCTTTTCTCACCCAGGTTGAGATACCGGAGGCAGCGCCCGGAGATATATTGCTGATGCGCTTCGCTGGAGAGCCTCAACACCTAGCTATATTGGCTGACAATACGATAATTCACGCCTACGAATCGGTAGGGGCTTGTTGTGAACACTCACTGACCAGCAAGTGGACAGCAAGGATTGTCAAGGTCTATCGTTTCCTGGAGATTGTATGAGTACCGGCCAAATAGTTGGTGGTGTCATCGGGGCTATAGCCAGCTTTTTTGTCCCAGGCGCGTCTACGCTCGTATACGCTTCCATAGGGTCAGCCCTTGGTGGCGCGCTAATGCCAACGAAAGGTCCGGTTATCAATGGGCCTAGACTGGATGATCTTTCTCTCCAGACGAGTACTTACGGTGCTATAATTCCTCGTGTCTACGGTACAGTATCCTTGAATGGAAATGTCTTTTGGTTGGAGAACAATCAGCTAAAAGAAACAGTAAAGAAGAAGAAAAGCGGAGGTAAAGGTGGGGGTGGGACTACCACCAGAGAGTATAGCTATTCAGCCACCTTCGCTGTTGGATTGTGCAAGGGTCCAATAGTCGGTGTTCGCAGAATCTGGGTGGGTCCAGACTTGATCTATGACGCTGGCTCTGCCGACTCAACCACCATTGCTGCCAGCAACGAGGCTGCTGCAGGATTTGAAGTATACCTCGGTACTGACACACAAAATGCAGACCCCAGAATGCAAGCTACGCTCGGTGTTGCAAACACCCCTGCGTGGCGTGGATTGGCCTATATCGTATTCTATGACCTTCAGTTGGCAAAGTATGCCAATAGTTTGGCTGGTGCCCAAATCAAGGTGGAGGTTATACAGACAGGTATTACGTACACCTATCCATACACTTCATTCACCGAGCCGAACTATTACTGGCGTCGTCCAGCATGGGACGGGACGGTGTTCTGTACTGTGGCCTATTTCAATCATGTCGTTGCTACCTCCACAGACGGGTTGACTTGGGCAACGTACAGCATCCCAAACGGGAACTCAGCTGCTTACCAAGGGTGCGCATCAGATGGCGCAGGCACACTGTTGGCTTATGGAACATCTGCCACCAATATGTGGCGATCAACAAACCACGGGCAGAACTGGACAAACCATACATTGCCTGGATTCAGCGGGTACGTCACTCGGGTCGAGTGGAACGGCAGCGGATTCCTGGCCATCACCGACAGTGGTCCGTTCTTCACCTCTACGAACGGCATCACATGGACATCTCAGTCCCACGGATTGGGTACCGGAGACTTTAGCAGTTCACTGTGTTGGCACTCTGGTAGTTCTAAATGGTATGTCAGACCGACCTTTGGTACGGGTCGAAACATTTACTCATCTCCAAGTGGGGTAGGAGCTAGTTGGACCCTGTGCTACACGATGCCCAGTGATTTCAACAACCACAACTTCTGTGCTGTGCATAACGGTAGGATTTTGTACTGTGGCTACGGAACTGTCTCTTCATACGGACCTTGCGTGGTTTATTCGGACGATGGCGTGACATGGAATTACGCTGCATCCCCACTATACCCTTACTACGTTTTGTCAGATGGTCAGAACGCTTGGTTGGGGGATGCAAACGGTAGAATGTACTACAGTGCGGACGGGGTAACTGGATGGACACACTGGGTAGGACCACTTCAGGCTGTTAACCATGAGGCTGTTTATGGTAACAGCTTTATTGTCTGTCTTGGTCAAGGTGGAGTTAATGGGTATCGCATCGCAAAAACCTTCTCATCATCTGTTCCAGCAACTCTCAGCAGTATTGTCAGCACAGAATGTCAGCTATCGGGACTGATCGGCCCATCAGACATTGATGTGACTGGATTGGCGTCGTCGTCTGTCAGAGGGTACCGCATTGGAAGTGTTGGAGCCATCCGATCAGCCCTTGACCCGCTGCGCGGAGCATGGTTCTTCGATTTGGTACAGCACGGTTACAAAATTCAGTTCAAGGTGCGTGGCAGCGCTTCCGTTGTCACCATACCCGGCAGCGACCTTGATGCCAGAGGTGCTGGGGAAGACTCGGGTATCAGTATCACTACGGCCAGAGAGATGGTCTCGCAGTTACCCAACAAGGTATCGGTCAAGTTTCTGGACTATGATAGGGAGTATGACGACGGTGAGCAGTATGCCAGACGAGAGGCATCTACTTTCGTCAAACTGGAGGTAGTTGAGCTACCCATCGTCATGACGGCCACCGAGGCGGTCGGTAAAGCTGAGACCTTGCTTTATCTGCGCTGGCTTGAACGCTACGACGTGTCATTCAACTTGCCTCCGACATACGCCCAGTTGGAACCCGGCGATGTCATTGATGTGACCACGCCGGAGGGTAACATTCCGTTGCGGTTGGTTGCTGTAAATACAACAGCCGAAGGTCGGGTAGAGTGCAAGGCGAAGTACTCCAGTGCAGCGATCTACACGCCTACATCTGTAGGGTACACCCCAGTAGTGACAGGACCGACTACCGTGGCACGTGTGGGGGCATCGGTATACCAACTGATGGACCTGCCGTTGCTCAGTACTGCTCAATCTGGCCCCTCCTTTTTGGCTGCTATGACCGGTGCCCTCACTGGGTGGGCCGGAGGAGTGCTGATGCAGTCCACGGACGCCGGAAGCACGTGGGTCAGCCTTCAGGACTTCGGCCCTCCTGGTGCGACGATGGGAACCTGTTCCAATTCACTCAGCACGGTCGAATCCAGAATGATCGACAGTGCCAGTGCGTTGACGGTGGTCCTCAGCCAAGGTGCTCTCTACTCGGTGACCGAGTTGGCCATGCTCGGCGGGGCCAACTACTTTGCCTACGGTGCAGACGGCAGGTGGGAGATCATTGCGGCCAAGACCTGCACACTGGTATCTGGAACGACCTACACACTGACCAACCTATTGCGCGGAAGGTACGGGACCGAGTGGGCTATGGGCTTACACGTTGGTGGAGACACATTGGTTCTTCTGGATACCGTTGATACGTCAGTTATAGCCAGCAGTAGTGGTGCAATAGGCTTATCTTACCTGTACCGAGGTATTACTTTGGACAGAGACATCAGCACAGACTCAAACAAGTCTTTCACCTACCAAGGGGTAAACTTGAAGCCCCTGTCCCCGGTCTATCTGAACGGTAGCATTGACCCGTCAACATCCGACTGGTCTCTGTCGTGGGTGCGCAGAACCAGGGATGGGGGAGAGTGGAGGGATTCGGTAGACGCCTCTCTCGGGGAAACAGTGGAGAGCTACCAAGTTGATATCTACTCCAGCGGCTCCTACACCACCACGAAGAGAACGTTGTCTTGTTCAACCTCTAGCGTTGCTTACACCAGTGCAGACCAAGCCACTGACTTTGGAAGCAACCAAGCAACGCTGTACCTGAAAGTATATCAAATATCCTCTGTTGTTGGCAGAGGGTACCCACTAACGACAACCATAACAGGGTAATGACATGGCCGGAAGCACAACGATATTGGACCTGATTTCTCAGTCCCAAGCGAGTAAAGAGGTTACAGCAAACGCGATGTTTGACGCGGCTAGTCCAGCGATGTTGTTTGGACGACGTGCAAGCTTGTGTTCAGGACTTAACTGGTACTATTACGGTGGCACTATGTTGGTGGACGGGGTCTTAACTTCCATCAGTAACAATGCTGCCGCACTGGTGCTGAGCGCCTCGACCACTAACTACATTGAGGCGACACGCGCGGGCGTGGTGTCGAAAAACACGACTGGCTTTACCCCTGGAAGCATCCCGCTCTACACCGCTGTCACCGGTGCATCAACGGTCACCAGCTACACCGATCAGCGCGCCTGGGTGCAGCCTGAGCACATCACCAGCAACGTCAGCGTGGCAGTAACTGCAGCCGACGTAACGCTGACCGCCGATCAGGCGCGATGCTCGTACCTGACAACGACCGGCGTGCTGACTGCCAATCGAAACGTGATCGTGCCGAATGAGTGGGAGGGGATCGTCTATTGCAACAACACCGGGGCGTTCACAACGACGTTCAAAACATCAGCGGGAACTGGCGTCGTGGTGGCTCAAACCAAGCGGGCTATTTTGCTGGCGGACGGAACGAACGTCGTGCGCATCACCGCTGACGCATGATAAACAGAACCAACGTCGAACACTTGGTCATTGCTCTGGTCCTTCAGGCTTTGATCGCCTTAGTCACTGGAGATTGGCTGCTCGGTGCATTGTTCTCTTCTGGAATCTTTCTCGGAAGAGAGCACGCCCAACGAGAATACCACATAGGCGATCCATGCACTCTAGTTGGCTACGAGGCACTGGACTTCTGGAGGTGGTCAATAGACAGCCTCATGGACCTGATACTGCCGGTGACTGGAGT